TCTGGGTCTCGGGCAGCTGTCTCATCACGCGATATTTCTCAACCTCGCCGGCGTGAGCCTCTGCCTCATTCGGGTAGATAACCTTAATGTTCTCCTCACAGCTGCGGGAGAATGCTGCGAATGTTATCGCCTCCTCCTTGACTGGGAGAGCGTGGAGAAGCTCGATAGATTTGCTGACGAGAACGATGCGGCCCTTGTATACGCTGGCTACATTAACGATGTGGCTACGGATCACGGGATACGAGAGTAACACATCGACGGGGTTGCGTTGTGCTGATGCATCGGCGGCTGCATCGAGCGGGACATTTAAAGTTTGAAATAACTTATCGACATCGAGGAATAGGACATCGGCGGTCGTGAGTTTGGAACAGAGGGTCGAGACACCGCGCAACATTATAAGCGCCGAGAGACGCTTACGAAGACGATACTTAGCCCATTTGTTTCCTAACCACGAAGCAAAAAAAGATGATGCGGGAGAGCCAGCCATCGCGCCGACAGCTGATCCAATCGCGTAGATACCAGCAGTAGCTTCCATAGTTTATGATTATAATAATATATAATATTATATTTTTATAATCCGTTTTCTTTTGTTTCTAAAGTGCGCCGTTCTTAAATAGTAGGTCTGTTATAGTCTTAAGTTTTGCCGCCTGCGCGTCGAGTTGTTCCTGTAGTGTTTGAATCCGCTGGATATCCGCCTCGTTATGCACGCTCCGGGTATCGTCGATGGCCGCGACTGGTGCGGGGATATACTGGACTGGGTTGCCGCTTGCGTCCGTTGAATCGGCTAAATGTCCCAACGCCAACTTGGTCGCTACCTTGTGGTAGATCCAATCATCGTCGGCAGCCCATTCCTTATACTCATCGCCGCTAATGGTTACGAACTCATGTGCTAATGCTCCGTTTTGATAATGGACTTGAACCCGAACACTAACGGCTTCGTGCGGGGATACACTCACATTCGTCACCCAAAAAGCATTTGTAGCTCCTTCATATTTGGGATTTGCGGGAATACATATTTTCCAATTACTCATCGTGTCTTATTATACTACTATATATAATTTATATATTATATTATTTCTTAACTTAAAAATCCCTTCTAACCCGATATATCCTTATACTGCATTCTGCAGGTCTGGGGTATATTGTATTAAAGCTTCCTAACGATTGAAAAGCTAACGCTATTCTATAAATGCCTTGCGAGAGTGCTGTTCCTGATCCTTCATTTGCCGTCCATAAATTATCCTGACTTACCATCCATAATGAAGTGCCGTGTATTCGTTGATGTTGGTCACCTGTAGCACTCGTCGTTGGAGAATAAATAGACCACATATTAGCGTTTGAAGTTTCTGTTTTTGTTATGATAGTATGGTCGCTGGTATATCTGTTTATTATTTCTATTGAATTGATACTATCGTCAGGAAATATTCCCGGATCGGGTGATGTTCTTCTGTTCCAGGATATTTCGCCACTTAAACGCTGCCTATTTCGGTAGTTAGCAGCCCAAGTAGAAGGTGGTCTATACCCGCAATAAAAACGATTTCTATATGTTTGGTTGTATTCCTCTGAACCACCTTGAAAGCCATTATTTACAATATTCGTCCAATTCGTTACTGAATGCGTATTAGATGGGTTACTTGATGAGAACGCTTGTGTTGAAGTAACCGCATTCAATCCCATTTGAATATAAGAGTCCGCTGTAACTCGTGTGTTTATGTCTAAATAACTATAATTTATATCTATTTCATACCTAATGTTGAACTTGGTTAGGTCTATTTTAGGCGTTGTAGGCCAGCTACAATCATATATGCCTGCATTTGAATCGAAATTGAGTCTTCCAGTATACCATAATGTAATCGTAGGGTCACTAATGAATGTATATCCACCACCAAAGTCGTTCGATATAGTAAAATCTTTCGAAGTGCTACCCAACACTATTTTCCCCCTTTCTTCAAATGCTCGGTAAATAATATTTGGGCCGGTGGTTGTAAACAAAAGTAGTGATCCATCGTAGTTTGATGCAAGATTTCGTATTGTATGTTCTCCTGTAATAACATTCGTATTAAAAGCAAGCCTCCAAGTTTTCCCGTAATCCTCGCTAATTCTTATTCGGGAATTATAATAGGTATTATGTCCTACAATCATCAGATTACCGCCTGGACTAACAAACGCCACTCTCGCTCCTCTCGCTTGCTCGTCACCAAACCAAGTCCAAGTTGTGCCGAAATCATCGCTGGATTGTATCTGTCCTGTTACTTCGCTGGGATTGTAAGATCGGTCGCACGCAAGTAAAAATCGCCCAGTAGCATCACATTTAATTATCCCCCAAAAATAAGAACTGCCTATCGCTATTTGGGTTCTTACTCGCGCCCAAGTAACCCCATAATCCAAGCTACGATAAATACCGCCAGTCCCATTATCACTTGAGCCAGCAAAATTACCTTCTACTGCTGCAAACATTATAGAGCCGTTAGCACTCATACAAATATCGGCGGCATTACTGGATATTGTGGTAAGGCTGCGAAGAACCCAAGTCGTTCCACCATTCGCCGAAATGTATAATGTCCCATTACTCGGATTTGATGATGCGGATTGATAATAAGTGCTTAGCACAACAATACTACCATCAGAGTTGCAGATAATCTTGCCTGCATATCGATTATAAAATGTATTCGCTGCTCCTTGTGTTCTATCAAGCGTGATCTCGCTCCAAGTTATCCCATAATCAACGCTTTTATATAATCGTGTAGTGTATACGAGGTTTGGAGGTGATCCCGTATAGTCATCGTTTCTTGAAATATATAGAGTTTCGCCCGTGAGGCTCCCGCAAACGCTTTCATACTTAAAAGTGATTAGATTTGAGTTAAACCAAGTTGCTCCGTAATCATTAGAATACTGCACATAAGCGTTGCCCGTCGCCGGAGATGGTAAATAGACACAATTTCTCCCGTCGTGTGAAACGAATATATCAGACGGGCTAACTGGGGTGCTGATTTGACCCCAATTCGTAGCGTAATGTCCGAGTTTGCGCGGGACTAATCCTACACTACTCGTTGCGGCTAATAGGTCTCTTGTGACTTGAGCGCCTATAGTATTCGTGATTGTGGCTAATTTGGTGGTTGGGTTTATTTCAACTAATATGCCCGACCCTCCTGTTACATTTTGAACCGGTGCGGTGTTGGAAATTGTGGCTACTTTGGTGGAAGCATTAACAGAAACACTTATATTCGTTCCTGAGTTGCCTATATCTTGAACTGGTGCGGTATTGGAAATTGTAGCGGTGTTACTCGTGACGCTAACACCTATATTCGTTCCCGACGCCGCTGCTACATTTTGAACTGGGGCGGTATTGGTAATTGTGGCTGTGTTACTCGTGACGCTAACACTTATATTCGTTCCTGAGTTGGCTATATCTTGAACTGGTGCGGTATTGTTGATGGTGTAGTTCCCATTTGTAACCGACCTACCTACATTTGTTCCTGCTGTTATTTCCTTCACATTCCAGTTGCCGTTGCTCGCACCTTCCAAACTCGTAATGCCGGTGATTGCGTTAGTATTCATATTGATTGGCTGGCTGGCGGTTGCACCAGAGTTGAGAACATTCGCGAGGGTTGGCGTTGCTGTTACCGGCGCGATGCTGCTATGGAAGTGCGAGATGCTGCCTTCGTTGAAGTATAGCGTAATGGCGTGATTATTAAACCCACCCGCCGGTTGGATAAAATATAGATCGGTGGAAAGCGTTGGTAGTGGGAATGCCGAGATATTATAGGGCGCATCAATCGCCATATCGTATTCAATAAGCGTCGGGGTTGTGCTATACGGAGTTATTATCTTCGAATTAGTTCCATCATATAACATCGTGCGGAAGAGACCTGGTGTGCCTGTTCCGAGAGCAATCAAACTATACGCTCCGAGATCTGCGCCTCCTGCGCTGGTTTGCGAAATTGTTCCTGTTCCACTATCAATATACAGCACAAGACGAAGCGCCGTCTTTGCGCCTGCTGATGTTGTCTGGTTTATCTCTATCACCTCGTCTAATTGCACGGATAGATTGTTGGTGCTGCTCGCTACTGATTGTCCTGCGCTCGCCATCGTCGTAAGAGTAACCCACCCGTTCAAAAAGTCATACCCTTCTACCCGAAACCGCAACACTACTGGCCCAGATGTTACGACGACATTTATATTAGGAAACGCGACACGCTGGAACTTGAGGTTATATAATCCCTTCGGCGTGGGGATCGGCGTTCCGTTTATTAATTGTGCCGCTGTGGTCGCGACCGGCGATGCATATGTTCGTTGATACAGAGTAGCCGAAGCAACTGCGGTTGCCTGAAACCACAGACGCCCGTAGATTTGACCTGTTTGGTTGGTTGAGTTCCACGAGAGATATTGGTTGAGTTGTTGCAGACCAGTCAGGACAGGATTGCTCGCCTCATCAAACACTTCGGTCGTATACTTGGCGATATAGTATGCGGTGTTGGCGGTGATTGCCTGTGTTATGGTGCGCTGGGCGTTGCCTGAATATGCTGCGCTCATTATTGTTTCGGTTGGTGTAGGGTTGGGGTTGGTTATGTTTGTCGGGACATTTATCATGTAGGTAATACCGCCCGACGACATTCCGCCTGCGCCAACTTCCGCGCCGTTCCACATCAGTTTATTATCGGCATTCTTGTAAAGGCGAGCAGCTGTGTTGCCCGTGTAATTCCCGCTGATGACGAGCGAGGTTGCCGTCGCTTGGTTTGTGCTAATGCTGGTGCTACCAACTAAATTGATACCCGTGATAGTGCCGGGCGTGTTTATGCTGTCGGCGTTAATAACATTTAGGAGTTGTGTAAAATCCACTCCATTAAAAACGGCTTTTGCGACAACCATTCCGTCTCGTGCGGTTTCGGGTTGTCCGGCCGCTCCGTTATACTGATTCACTTCCAACGCATACGAGCCGTATGATGTTCCCAAAGCACCGCCCATATATGTTCCAATTCTAACAAAGGCTTCAGTTCCGGAATTGTTGATAGTTCCGGGTAAATGTAGAACCGATAAACCTTCGCCACCGGATCTTGTCCCGCCCTTCGTCAGCCTGAGATCAATCCCACCTCTACAAGAATTAACGATAGTTATAGGTTTTTCGCTGGACGATGCTCCCTGATGGAGTAGAATGCCGTCGTTCCCCTTAATGCAAAGCACATTACATTTATCGTTCGCTTCGGTAAAAGCCCAATCAACATCAGTCGAAGTTATATTGTTATGACGAATAACTATATCGCCGTCGAATACTTGTGTGCGGTGACTACCGCTAAGTTGTGTGCAACTATAATCTGCTGCGGCGAGGAAAAATCCAATTCTCGGTTTGATAGCAACAACATCTTTATTTACAACATATAACTCTTCAAGCGTTACACTATTTCTCGTTTCAACATCACCGACCTTCGTATTAACGAATCCGCCCGCCATACACCAAACATCACTATACGCTATTTTGCTGCCCGTAACATATCCGAGAATATAACCAGGAATCCCAGCTTTCAGAAGCGCCGCAAGCGAAGTTATTGTTAAGGCGTTGCTTCTGGTCATATCTTCAAACCTCGCATCGCTCAAATACACATTACCACTTATGCGGGTGCTGGTGTTTTGCTTTGTGCTCGATTGCTGACCGATTTGTATTTGGGTTTGAGTTCCCGATGTTGTTAGTGCATCTATGCACCCAATATTTACATGGTTGCCTCGCCCGCCTATATTGATTGCCGTCCCTATCGATGAGTCTCCATATTGAGTGAAGCTTCCTATTCTTATTTGCTGTGTTGCTTTTAGTCTCATAGTGGAGCAGTCAATAGTAAATCGCCCGGAAGGGTGCGAATGTAATGTTTCGTTATCATCATAATCCTCACTATCAAAATCAGACTTGATTCTATAACCTATGAAGTCTTCCTCCGGAGCGTTTTTCTGTTTCATTTCAATTATAGAAATGCCCTTATCCCCGCTCGCTGGGCCGACACTCGTAGTGTATGTGCTTGTTGTGAGATCGCCTGTGCCTGTAACCGACGCTTCGGTAATGAAGCGGGTCTTATTTTGTAGTGCGGTGATAAGAGTTTTGAGTTGAGCGTTTATGTTGTCGTTATTTACAATCCATTCGGTAGTGAGACCTGATGTATTTAAGTATTGTAAAATCAGCTTCAGCTCGTTAATCTGGTCGAGGTCAAAAGCATCTTCCAGAGTGAGTTCAAGTATGTAATCCTCGAAACGCTTACCCTTGATATATAGCGTTTGGGTGTTTAGGTTATCGAAGTTATAGATTCCTGCATTATTGACTTTACCCGACATATTATAATATATATTTAGACAGATATTAAAATAATCGTATATTAAATATATCGCTGTTTATCTTTTTTTTTATTATTGTGGTTATATATATAACCTAAACATCGTAAATGCTTCACCGAGATAGGCAAGACCCGTCGCAGACAATCGTTCGCACAACCAAGCACTTCATTAGTATCACTTCGGCAGATTCAAATGATTATGATACTCCCGAGTTCAATCCCGGCAACATGCGGATCACCTTTAATAACTCTTCGATGACGAATGTTAGCTCAGCCAAAGATGCAACATATACTACCATAACCCCCATCACCCTTTACGGAGACTGCTACTATTATAATGTTAGCCCCAACTTCCAGAACAACAGACTTCGTATTCGCTCGAGTGATGGAAGGTCGCTTTCCCAGACCATCGGCGGCGTCGACAACATTCGCGAGAATGGTCTTAACCCCGCTGTGCAAGCCGACTGGGATCCATCAACATTCCCCGAAGTAGAACTGAGAGAAGGTATGTATAACGCTGCTGAGCTTAGCGCAGAGATTCTGAGAGCTTTGAATGCCTCCACTATCGGTTGGTATGGTGTGGGTGGTGCTACCAATATCGTCTGGACGAATACCGCGATTGATGGAAACGGCAGATTGAAAATCGCATACGCCACCGCCAATCCCGCTGGTGGTTCTATCGAACTCCGGTTTTACTCCCAGTTCTTTAGTGTAAGGAATAGCCAGCTGATAGATTCGTCTCGTATCTTCGGTATGACCTTCTCTGCTATTCAGGGTGGAACTGGGCCTGCATCTATCGGTGGTGTCGCGCAGCCTACCACGAATGTTTTCGGCGCTTTCAAGTTGCCCTACGCGGATAGAGCCGCCGGCTTGCTGACCCCGAAAGTTGTGGATATTAAGACAATCCAGCAAGTTCAGGTTCGCTCGAATGTCGCTGGACGCCATTTCTGCAAGAGGGGATATTCGACCAACGGAGGCTTTACTCCAGAAACAAATGCCGGCTTGCGTCCTCTGTCGCTCACCGATATTCTCTTTACTTTCGATCTCGATGTCGATATGGGTTCTACATTTGTGTTCGAACCGGCGACTTACGAGATATACCAGCAGCAGATCACAAATAACTTCGACGAGTTTCGCCTGTATCTGACCGACAACAAGGGTCGCATTATCAAGTTCATTAACAACGCCGAAATCACTTTTACATTTGCTATTGAGCGAGAGATTGTGGCGCAATCCGCCGAAGACCGCATTAAGGACTTGATGACCTATAACGCATTTAGGAACTAAAAAATATATTACCATATTTTAATAAGAATGAAATTAAACGAACTTATTAAAATATCAAATCCCGCAGAGGTTAAACGCCGCTTTGAAAAGTATCGCGGTGCAGCTAAAGCAACTATCGAGCCATCGCCACGCCCAGATAAAAAATACCTGATCCGCGTTGCTGCCGCCGGCGGTGTGCGTGGTCGCGCAGTTCATATCGGTTCTATGATGTCCGACTTTACCAAACACGGCGACGAGGTTAAGCGCAAGCTTTACCTCGCTCGTAGCGGCGGCATCAAGGGCGATTGGCGTGACGATAAGTGGTCGCCGAATATGCTTAGTCGCGAGTTATTGTGGTGAATGTAATATATTAATGGGGAATGTTTTGACTTAAAGAAATAATAATATTTAGTAATTATATATTTGAATACTAAATAATAATGTCGTATTTTGAAATCTTTAAACGGGAGATTATAAAACATAGTGTCGCGCAAAACTATTTTGAGGCTTGTAGCGAGTGGGAGGAGGTGAATATTGATTATGCTGATGATGACGAGGATTATGAATGTATATGCACTCACCCTATAAAACAACTTATCACAATCCGTAACCGAGAGAATAATAATGAACTTGTCGTCGGGAGTGATTGTATTTGTAAGATCCATAACTTCCCACACGCTTCTTTATACCAACCTGTAATTACCAATTTGGTAGAACTGAAACGCAATCCTGACGATACGAAGATTGGAAAAAACCTACTATTGTATATTAGGGTTCGAGGTATACTCGAAGAGAGGCACATTTCTTTTTTGGAAAGTATGCGATGCAAGCGCAACTTATCCGTGAAACAGGAGGATTATTATAAAGGCTTGAAAAAGAAGATATTGCGGATCTTGGAACGGGAATAGTTGTTCGATATATCTGCTTCGCTCCGCTCGGCTTTTGCTCTTCTTCTTTCTTTTATTATTATTTATTAACTAATAATAAAAAAGTAGTGGATAGTGGATAGTGGATAGTGGATTAAACCCAGCCACAAAAATCCAACATCATTTTTCAAAAAAATAAATAATATGTTGTTTTTATAAAATATTATAAATATATTTTTTATAAAAATATAAAAAATATAATAGATGGAGTTAAAACCCACTATCCACTATCCACTATCCACTACCCACTAACGGGAAACTAATCCTTTAATTCCTCCATCAGTTCTTCCACGATGTAATATCGAGTATCGCCAAAAGCTAAAGCACGCCCCTTGATGAGGCCAGCCCATTTCTTCGTCTTGAGAAACACCCCGAGTTTGATCGGGGAGATTTCGTATTTGGGATATCCGTTATCCTTGCACCACTCCATTAGTAGTTCACACGAACGCTTACCAGTTAGTTCAATAACATATTTATCATCAACAACCCTGTATTCTTTTTTGTTGTTGGCGAGGTAAGTTGATTTGTTAAGCTTTGCGTCGGCAACCAAGTCTTTCACCCACAGCGTAGGAATATCAACGGATAATTTTTGAAGCTCCAAAGCGAACTCCGTCATTTTAGGTGGAGGCAGAGTTCTTGTTACTTCCATCGTCTTATAGTAATTGTAGAACCCACGCAGGACATCGAGGTTCTCCAGTAAGGAGTAAAATCGCGCCCAGTATTCCATCACGCCCTTTTTCTCGTCGCTCATTTTGCACATGAGGAAACGACGCGTCCCCTTGTTGATAGTCATACCGCCGTCCCAAGCGTTCGTGAGACCCGCGAAGCGGTGGAATGATTTCATTTCATACGCACCTTTGCCTTTATGCTGGATCTGGATAGTTGGCTCGGTGATGAGATTCTTTATCTTATCAATTCCACTTCCGGTCATCTGCTTACTTATTTCGTCAAAGAACACGACGAAGGTAGTTTCCATCATATTATTAAATCGACCCCAAACATATTCTTCTGGGTTGGCGGTGAGGCTTACCTTTGATGCTCCGAGTATTTTGCGAAGCAGTTGCACGAATGAGCCCTTGCCTGAACCCTCGTCGCTCTGGAAGATAGGCATATGTGTTTTTGTATCTGGGAACTGAATCATCTGGGCGATCCATTTCTCGAACTCCAGTAAAGTATCGGGTTGGTGGTCGCACATAATCGATAAGTGATTACGGAGGAAGGCTACACCCTCGCGGACCTCGTCGTTATCCACCATCGGCGTATCATTATATCGTTCCATTTCAAAAGGCGTCCATATGTTAAAGCAGGTTGCAGGACACTTCGTCATATCAGGGAAGCAATCCATTCGGTCATATCTGCGGATATTCTCGCATTTAATCCATAACGGCACGAAGGGAAGAACTTTTTCTACTTGCTTATCCTCTTCCCACCCCTTATATTTTAGATGAAGATGCGAGAAAGCAACCATTAATTCGGTAGTGCCGCGTTGAATGAGTTTGCGGTTATTCTCTTCGTCGAATGTTTCTTGGACGAAACACGAGTTTTGGACGACCTTAAAGTTCTCCTTCTCGAACTCTACTTTCATCGCTTCGAATGCTTCGGTATAACTGGATAAGTCTTTTTCTTCGCTGCTTTTGGATTTTTTGCGTTTCTCTTCTTCCTGTTCCATTTTCTTCTGCGTTTTCTGCTCCAGCTTCTCCTTCCGTAAACTTTCGAATAGTGCGTTTTTGATTTCCTCCTTGCGTATCTTCATTTCAATTTCAGTAAGCCCGAATACGCAATATGAAACCTTCGCCAAGTCGATATTATTCCAAAACAATACGACATCACTTTCGACATATTTTTTCTTATCCTTTTGGCTGAAATATTTTGCGATCTGTAATCCAAAGGGGGTCTTCCCGTATTTGTTTGCAATTTTAAACATCGTGTTTCTCCACGCGGTATATGTCTTCGCGTCCTTTTCTGTGGTGTGTGTATCAATAAACTTATGCGCTTCCGTTTCTGTTTGCGACGCGGGTTGCTCCGCCTCCGCCTCTGGCTCTGGATCTTGCTCTTCTTCTTCTTCTTCTTCTTCTTCCTCTTCCGCCTCTACTGGGAATGCGAGTTGCGCCGTTGTCGCGCCGTATCTCATTATCTCATTATAAATCGCATCAGTCAGCAAAGGTGCGTTTTCGATATTGAATTGTCCGGCTACGATGGGTTCAAATACAATCTCCTTCGTCAGTAAGTCCAATTTAGTTCCGTTGATTTGTATCCTCTTTTCCAGTTTTTTTTCAGTTCTAAACCAGTAATGAAACTTATGAGCGTTCTCGCCTTCGGTAGGGGTGAATACATTACTAACTGATTTGTTGCGGTTTGCAGGGACGCCGTGTTTTTCCATAACAGACATAACATAATCGTTGCTCGGTTTATCGTCTGTATCAAAGCACGCAAGCCCCGTGTTGTCGAGTTTATAAACTAATACATTTTGAGTGCTGGCGTGGGGGCGGTTTGTATCTTTGAAATACATTTGTGCTTTCTGGGATAATTCTCCCTTTGCTTTTTTCATCTCGACATTACGAGCGTTAAGGAAACCTCTGTAGGTAGGAACGGCGGCGGCGGAAGACATCGGTAGGTATTCGTTTGTATATACTATCTAAAGATAATAATTCTTTAAGTGAGTTTTTTTTATGTTAAATATTAACATAAAAAATGGATCAATTTTTTTCCTAAATAAATCGCTAAATCGAAAATCCTAAATTATCGACATTAAAAGTTCGGGGTAGTTTTCTTTCGCGATATGGATTGCGCGAATGATGCTACATACATTTTTCAAATCATCTTTGTATTTATCGAGCTGTTCTGGAGTGAGGACTTGGATATACTCCTTATTTTTTGAAATATGGTATTGGTCGCGATCCTGTTTTCTGCACTTGTCTATATTCGCTAAACGATACTCGCGCATATATGACGCCATATCGGCGGTCTTCTTTGATGGTTTGGTTTCAACTTGCATTTGTGATGTGGGGGGGTGGGTGGTATTTGTTTTCTTGTTATATACTATATACATATTTTTTTAAGTCAATTTTATTTCTAAATAAAACAAATAAAAATAAATAATAGGATTTAATAAATATATATAATAAACGAAGTAATGACCCAACTCGAGCGCTTCCTACTCGGCAAAATCAACGAACCTGGTTGCCCGATTCACTATATCCAGATCTATCACGAACTATTTAGGAAATAAAATATCCATACTAATTATAACAACATGAACTCCTTTGAAACCCTCCCCGACGATAAACGCATCAACCTTAAGCCGGCGCTCGATCTCGCGAAGAAGGTCTTGCCCGTCATATGCCCCAATCCTAACATCACCATTTCCGCACTTCCACCGAAGGTAACTTTCGGTTGCCGTTAGATGTAACTTGTCGGCATACTCATAAAATCCCAACTCCTCCACCACATTTTTATTTTTGTTTTTATTATTTTCCAAGTCATCTTATATATTATGAAAATAATAAAATATTAATACATTTTATAATCTATATAATGAATATAAAATGCTTTATGCTCTTGGCGTTTTGCATCGCTGGTGCTGCCCCCATCGACAGCCTGCCCCTACAGAACTTAACGAACGCAACGCAGCCGCACCTACACCCGCACCTATACCTGAATCAGACCCAGCGCCAGCTGCTCCGCCAAATACCCCCATCACCGCCGTCTTCCAGGACAGCAGCGCCAGCGAAGACGATACCTACAGCGTCTAAGCGGGTGGAAGAGTATGCTGCGAAACTCCGCGCGGATATTGAGGCACAGGAACGCGTCCTCAACGCGTTTATCAACACTATCAAGACAAAACACGAAAATACGCAACTCAAGTTGTCGCGCGTAAAGAGTATTCTAAAAGGGCTTAAAGCCGAAATCGCGAACGCCACGAAATATGCGAATGAGTTCCAAGCGGAGGATATCGACCAATCCAAGCAGGCGAAAATAATCCAAGATGAATATGAAAAATCCGCGAAGATGTTTAGCGATGAAAAAGAGAATATTGAGTTCGAGAAGAAGTTTCTGGAGGAGATTATAAAGTATATTCAACTTCGTAAATCTAATTGTCTAACCAAGTAATCGCGGTAGGTAAACCAATCTTGTAGCAATAATAGAAACAATCAAAGTTGCAAGCATCTTTCCAACCCTCGACTGGTTGTCCTTCGATTTGTTTAACAAAATGAATACGCTTACGAGGTATTATAATCTGTAAATCATTACCGCCATTAAATAACTTGCGTATGTATTGCGTCGTTAACTTGCCGCAGGGCATAATTAGGATAAATGGTTTGTCGAGAGAAACCAATCTTGCTAATATTTCCGGACATTTAGAGAAAGGCGGGTTTGAAACCACGATGTCGCCCCTATCGTTTTCAAAGAAATCAATAGGTTCGTGTATAACATTATAACCGAGCTCTTTAAAATACTCGCCACTTTTTCCATCACCATAAAAAGCCTCCCAGATCACTTTATCTTTGGGAATAATGTGTTGTATATTAGACCACGCACTTTTAGGCGTCATATAGTCATCGTGTTTTAGGAATGTTTTAGTATGAAAACCAGCCATCTTTATATATGAAAATATTATATTTAGATATATTGGGCGTATAAAGAAACGCCTACAAGTTGCATAAATCCTCCACCTATTAAAACGGCAACTGAAAACCAACCGGCGTGGCGCAGCGGCAGCGCGCGCGGCTCATAACCGCGAGGTCACTCGATCGAAACGGGTCGCCGGTATTTAGCATAATTATATAGCGTATATATAATTATGATTTCCTATATTTTAACTGCTACTGGATATATAGTATACTATACTGGGTATTGGACGCTTCGAGCGATGTATAATATGGTAACCTCCGACCCAGCCGTAATATTGCTATTACCCAAATATTTCTAACGCCATTTTGCGCAACTCGGCGGCTCTCACATCTTCCATCGTAAGCGATGATTGCGCCCCGCGCTTTGGCGCAGTTCCTACCCTCTGAAGCACACGCGGACCTTTAACAATTGGCGCGGGAGGTAGCAGTTGTTCGTCCTCGTCCTCGTATTGCGGGTCATTAATACTCTCGAGCATTTGTTGGAATGCGGCGGGATTGCTGGGTTCTTTATACAATTTTATCTTCATATATGGGACTTCCTTTTTAGCGCCCGATTTGCTCTTTATTTTTTTAGGCATAACAACCTCCTCTTCGCTGTCGTCGCTTTCGACGGGCAGACATACTTTCTTGGCGGGTTTCTTCGCAGCCCTGACGAGATCGGGGACGGCAGGAATATCGATCGGTTCGGAGGTAGGGGGTTTATCCTCGACGGCTACAGGTGCAGGCTCGGGTGCGGGTGTGGGTTCAGGAACGGGAGCGGGAGCTTCCTTCGCTTTCTTGGCTTCGGCTGCTTTTGCTTGCTTGGCGATACGAGCCTTCTCGAGGCGTTCCAGTAAGACTTTCTTGTCTGCGTCACTAATAACCATTATAATCTTTTATATTATACTAAAAGATTATATTTTTAAACTAATAAAATGCCTAAATGATTAACTTTATTTCTTTTCCTTTTTATCCTTCGGGACAACCTTCGCGTATACGAGCGCTGCAGTTGCCGAGCTATGTCCCATCACATTCGCGAGTTCCTGCTTCTTTTTGTATTCCTCTGGGTCAGGCGCATATACCTCCGTTACAACGGCACGGCGGATCTGCGTCGATGAGACCTTAATGTCGTCTTTGCTGAAGATGGCGTTTAACATTTTGGTATATGTAACTCGGCTAATGGGTTCATCAACCCCGTTCTTGATAATGAACCAGGAGTTCTTGGTATACGCCTCGTGCTTGATAGCAGACCAATAATATACAATCTCGGATACAACTTCTCTCGGGATATCCAGCACCTTAACTCCGTAAGACCCACGCGTCTTGTATGCGTAGAGATGTATTTGTCCTTTTAGAGACCGCTTATTAATTATAATGTAGTTGGAGTTGCCGTCGATGTCGTCTTCGTGTGGGAGCGCTTCCATCAACCTTGCATCGGCGAGGTCATTTCTCAAGGGCAGGTGGATATGGATAAGCAAACACAAGTAGCGCATCAAGGCGATATACTCCTTGTAGGTATCGATATATTTTGGATCGGGGAGTTTTTGTTTGAGATATTCTACTTTCTCTTTCAAGTCGTCGAGAGAAGCCCAGTTCTCGGCAATCTTATCGCTCATCTTATTTGTAGCATATGACGAATTGACTTCATCTACGAGTTCATACATTTTCTTCTCGATGACTTTAATCACGGCTTCGGGCAGGTCAAACATATCCGCCCACACCTTCAAGATGACGCATCGGTTTTTAGCGGTCTGTTTGCTCTCCGTCTCATCAATCATTTTCATAATCGCCGAGAGATTTGTTTTTATCCAAGCGCCCGAGTCGGTGGGGGCTGTTCCGGACAAGCCAATCCCACGATAAACGGCGTTGATGGTCGAGCGGTATGTTTGCAAAGTTTTTGCTGATAGTTCGGGCATTTGTATATACATATTCGAGAGATTATAATTTTAAATAACTATTCCTAAATAAGTAATTCTTGTTTAATTAAGGGAACCAAAGGTTCCCCTATGACCCCTCCTTTTCTTCGGTGCGGGGTTTTACTGGGGCGGCAGCCCCAATATCGAATGTAACATCTTGGTTGAACCCCAGCCGGAGGAACTTATCTTTATCGTAATAAATAAATAGGAATGAGCCAACTTTCTCGCCATCAAGCATATCCAAACATTCCAGATAGTTTTCCATTTTACCACCAAACACCGACGAGAACTCATCGAATATGGATTTGCTGGTTGCCCTGTCCTTGCTGGGGAACAATAGCACGGCGTTAGCATTCGTGCGTAGCGGTTTGCTAATACCTTTGAAATGTTGCGTGAGGATAAACAGATTGGTAAAATCGTGGCGATGCCTGATAGCCCAGCGTGTAAACTCCTTGCCCTGCTTGCTGTTACTCGATGAAATCAAGGGCGATCCCATACTATCATCAAGCACCAAACTTGCTCGTGGCGGGTGATGGAAATTGAACTCATCAATCATCGTCTTAACATCTACATCATCGTCAAGTATACCTGATTTCATTAGAATCTCGATTTCATCTTCGGCTAATTTTTTATCTCCCTCTTTCAAATATCTCTCGAACAAGTCAAATATAAACTTGGTCTGCTTCCATTCTTCCGTCCGTTCGCGGATCTCATCTATAATCTCGGTGAAGACTTTGATATTCAACTCGTCGTAGAACTTAAGGTTGTTGGGGAACTTGTCGGCGAACTCTGCAACTTTGGCGTCATGGGTCGGCGAAACCCAATAAACGATGTTATCGTCGGTTAGCATACCCTTCTTTTCGATGTTAAGGATTTGGAGCATCGCATTTGTTTTACCAGCCCCACGAACACCGCACAGCAAAGCAAACCAAAAGCTATTCTCTTTGGTAAGATTCCACTCGGGAAAGTCGTATCCCTTTTTTGATTTTATCAGGCTGTTAACATATTTAGAAACCTTTTTCAATTTAAGCGGCATTTATATTATTGTATTATTATAATAATATAATATATAAATATTAAAATGGCGAAGCGTAAAATCAAAAAGCGAGCACCGCGAAAACCGAAAGGCGGAGCACCCCTGCCTAAAAGCGTCCAAGCATTATTAAAATATCTCTCGGGAAGTGGAACTGGTATAGGTGGAGCGCCGACAGCGGCACAACAATTCCAAGCAGCGGCAGCACCACAACCACAGCTACCGCAGCCTGCAGGTCTTCCAAAACCACGAGCGCCACGAGTGAAGAAAGTTGCCGCATCGGCGGCAGTCCCATCACCGCTACAAGGTATCGTCCCGCAAGCAGCAGCGCAGACAACGATTATACAAGTTCCCGCAGCTGCGCCCCAACAAGAAAAACCCGAAACCCAGAAGGAACTCGCTACATTACAGGCGACCGCCAAGCAACAGGCAGGAGAGATTAGGAACTTGAAGTTGTCGATGACGCAACAAGGTTCAGGCGCATTAAACGCCCAATTCTTTCAAGATATACAAAACCAAATACAAGAGCAAAGAGGATTGCCCTCGATGTCGTTACCTTCATCACAAGCCCCGTCATATATGGGTATGACGCCGTCATTCGCAGGTAGGTCATCTATGCGGGGTAGCGAAACAGGGGGCGAAGCAGCATACGAAACAGCAGGATCACGAGCGTCTTCTGTATCGCAAGTCCAGCAGTCGGCAGCAGACATACTGGAACAGGAGTCGTCTGGGTTAGCAGAGCATTTAGCAGGTCAGTATATTCAAAGCGTAAGCAACCCGGTCATACCAGAAAAACGCATGGGGCGAGGCAGACCGGGTAAAAGCGAGGAAGAGAAGAAGGCAACACGAGCGGCAGCGGCGCAGCGACGCAAGGACGCGAAGCAACTACAACAAGAACAAACCCGCGCACAAAGTTTAGCGCAATTGTCGGGGCTTGGCGCAGCAGCAAGGTCAGTTAGTAGCGCTGCAAGTTTCGCATCAGCTACATCAAGAGCATCAGGACGCGCACAGCAGATATATACTCAGGCACAGCAAGCAGGCGCAGATCCGTCATCAACCATTCGGGCTATGGCGGCTGGAGGCGGTGCAGCGGCACTCCCGCAAGCCGGCGGTGGACTTTCTTTAGGCGAGTTATCACAAAAGAAGAAAATAAAGTTAGTGTTGAAAAAACAATAAAAATAATATCGCCTTAATATAACAACAACCCGACAATATGTATTGCGAAACCCCCGAAGAGAACGCTCTTTTAGACAAACTCATAGCCGCCAACCCAGACAGCGATAGGCTAACGCTGAACCTCGTAGCTTGGATGTGGATTAACCAGCGCGAAGCATACGAGCAGGCAGTCGCCATGTTACAGCACGATTATATAACCCCCGAAGATATCCCACTTGTTTCAACCACCGATGAAAAGTATCAACAAGCCTACCCCGAACAAATTAAGGTAATTCCATCGCCAGTATTATCAGAAAGTTTAGAAGAATAAAATATATGTATTAATTATAAAACAACCAACAAAAATGAAATCAATCGGCAGTATGTCCTACGGGAGCAAGAAACAGATCGGCGCTATGGCGGATAAGCGCGACGAGCTTAAGATTGGCGAGATGGCGTCCAAGACACAAAAGGAAGATAAGAAGGCGTTGCAGGCCCACGCCGATTTAGCAAAATTGGCGAAGAAATAAGCCAGTCAATTCACTCATTCGATAATATTATTTAGAAATCATAATAATATTATTTCCACGATTTTTTTTATATTTACATATCTTATAATATAATCTCCGATGTCCGCTGACTCTATTCCCAAACAACTTCAGTATGGCGCTTCTGCCTCTGTTGCTCGCGTCGTTCGTGTTTCTAATATCCGCCCTGCTGGAACTGATAGCGGAACTTATGGCGATTCTTTTCGCTTTGTTTTGCCTTCTCGTTCGATCGTTGATTTAGGCAGTTTGTCTTTGTATTACACCGCTACCATTTCCGGTCTTATCGATGGCGCCAACGGCGTCAACGCAGTTATGCCTGCTTCTTGGAAACACTTTAAGCGTGTCGTGTTTTATGTTTCTGGTGTCGCAGCATCGGGTTCTTTGAATCAACATATGGATATGCTCTACCACGCTCTCGTGAAGGCTTCCGGTTCTCAGGAATGGCTCTTGTCTCGTCTCAACAAGAACGCCATCGAGGCTGTTCTTTCTACTGATGAGTGTGCTGCACACCAGACTTTAGCGGCTCAGTCAGGCGGAACTACCAAGTCCGCTCATATGTGCTATGATGACTTTTTGGGTCTTCCCCGTTCCAAGAACATTATCGACCAGTCTCTCTGGGGGCAGGTTGAGGTTGAGGTTCAGCTCGGCGATGCTGGTATGTTGAAATGCCGAAAAGTTGTCGCTGGAACTGGAACTGACGCTCAGGCTCTCGCTGCTACTTTTAGCGTTTCTTCCATGAGGGCGAGCGTCGATGTTCTGCAATCTGTTAGCCCCCTTTATATTTCCCTGTTGTCCTCCAGGCTCTCTGCTACTGATGCTCCTATCCGTCTGCCCTACCAAGATGTCCGCACCTTTATCGCTACCAACACCGGCAGCGTGCGCACAAATGTTAATACTAACTGCTTGGACGCTGTGTGTGCTATTGCAGTCAGCTCCGCCTATAACACTCCTGTCGTTACTGCTCTTGGTGAATCAGATCCTATTAAGTTCAAGTTCAACTCAGGTCGCAACTTGTCTTCCGCCAATACGCTTCGCGCGCAGTTCCAAATCGGTCAAGATGTCTACCCCAAGACCCAGATCGAGAACGCATTCGAGGTCGCTGATATCACGATGAACGGATTGCACGGCAACAACCGCGACAGCACCGCTCTCCTTTTTGCCTCCAACAGCGATGACTCTACTATCGAGTATCGTCGCGCTCACTTCCTCGCCAACAACTTCGTATACTTCCAGAAGCTTTCGCTCAACGCCGAAGGCTACAAGGACGGCGTGATGACCGGCATCAGCACCAACGGACAATCAAGCGAGATTATATTCAACTCCTCCAACTTTGGAACTAATGTCCTCATCGCCCAGTTCTGCACGAGCTGTCTCGTATTTAATCCAGCCAATAGCTCGGTTTCGGTTGAAGCGTGAGAGCATATATGCTGTTAAAAAATTGATTTAGAAATAAACATTATGTATAATATAACATTACACATAATGCCTACCGGACATTCGTATACTGAAAAGTTTTGGACTCTTGTAAATAAAAAAAATGATAATGAATGCTGGGAGTGGAAAGGGGTTAAATGCCCCAAAGGATATGGGTATTTATCTACACGCGAAATGAAAAACAAACATACAAAAGCACATCGATTATCGTATGATATACATCACCCCCTAACGAAAGAAATAGGATATGTCGATTATCATGTTTTACACTCATGCGATAATCCTAAATGTGTAAACCCTTATCATTTAAGATTAGGAACAAATAACGAAAATGTAAAAGATAAAGTTGAACGAGGAAGAAGTAATAAGTTGTATGGCGATGATTCAACAAACCATAAGTTATCAAGTGATAATGTTCGAGAGATTAGAATAGCAAATGATATGTATTGTAAATCAAACAGATTGCATAAGGATTTAGCCAAAAAGTATAATATATCAGTATATATGATAAATAAGATTGTTAATTTTAAAAATTGGTTAGGAGTTTAGCAATATTTATTATATCGCATTATAGTATACCAATACAAACAAGATGTCCGGATTACCGCGTAACTATATGTTCAGTCCCTTTGTATTGCGCTCCAAGCAAGACGCTAATAAGTCAGCACCCAAACCCAAACTCTTTTATGGTCTCCAAGAAACCGAAGAATCCCCCGACGCTACTACTATATACAAACCAAGAGTTCGTGAGGATATTAAGCAGTCGTTCGCTTATCAGTATGACCGCTTCCTAACCTCAACTCAAGATGCGTCCAAATCGTTTAACCATTACCGCCCCGATGGAATAATATATCGTCCCAACCAGATTACCGAACTGCATAATGAAGGCGGTGATGTCCTCGAGAAGTTGGATCGCATGTATGACTTTGAAGATGGTTATAATGTTGTTGCCGCCGAAGTGATGAAACCATCGAGACGCAAATAGGTAAGGAAACAATCAACCAGTTTTCGAATTATGTATATTCAATATAGAATAAACATTATTCTCTCGCTTCTCTCGCATCTCACACCATAAATGGTCTCGTAATCTCCTCACGCCTTCGGCGTTCGTCGTGGCGAACTTATGGTCTGATGTTTTAAACCAAATGACGCAAAAAACGACACCATATATGCTCTCCGGTCTTAAATTAAACTAATAATGCCTAAAACAGCTCATTTTGTTTAATAATTAAACCAATAAGGCACTTAAACAGGTAATAAAATCGATTTTATTACCTGTTTAGGGGGGTATATGGTTTAAAAATCAATCTAATTATGCCTAAATGGTTAATATTGGTTTAAAATAAGGGTTGAGAGCATATATGGTAAGGATATATAGGGTATATAGACTGATTTATTTTGTGATGATATACCATCACAAAATATTTAGGATTATTATTATAATTGAACGCGTTTGACGCCGTATCTTTCCTCCGTCTTCTTGTAAAGTTCCGCAAGAGAATCGCTCACGAACATCTGGGTCTCGGGCAGCTGTCTCATCACGCGATATTTCTCAACCTCGCCGGCGTGAGCCTCTGCCTCATTCGGGTAGATAACCTTAATGTTCTCCTCACAGCTGCGGGAGAATGCTGCGAATGTTAT